TAAAGAAATATGTACACCCTTTCAAAATAAAAAGATTAAATTTAACTTTTGGGGGAAATGTGTTCTAACAAGTGATTTAAAAGGATATTATTTTGTAATACCTAAGACAGAAAAGTTTTTTACAAAGAAATTTGAAATGCAATGGAAGGATGGTTCATTATTATCTCCAATACCGAATATTAAAGACTGTCATAATGTAGATTTAATAATTGAAGAAGGAATTCATGCATATAAAACAAAAGATGGTTTAACAAACCAAAATTTTCCTGAATTAGGATATAAGTGGTTAATTCATAAAGCAATTATTCCCAAAGGTTCCTACTATTTTATAGGAACAGGTAATGATATAGTAGCAGATAAAATGATTATTTATAGATATCATATAAGAAAAAGAAAATAAAATGACATTAAAGGAAGTACAAGAAGTTATTCCTGGAATTACTCAGGAATTGAAATTATCATCAGATGGAGATGTAGATATATATACAAAATATGTAGAAGATGGTATAATTCAAATACAATCAGTATATCGTATATCAAATAATAGTTGTGTTTTAACCTTCCAAGAAGTTCTAGAAAGAGAATTAAAATTTGTAGTAGAAAAGTGTTTTAACAATCCTGAAATTCTTTTAAAAATTTTAAAAGATATTAAAAATTCTTATCCTATTTATGATTGGAGAGTATTTGGAAGCACACCTTTTACTACTTGTACAAGTTATGAGATAAAAGATAAAGATTTTAACACAGCAATTTCAAGTAATGGAAATTATTAGTAGTTTTATTGGAGGCCTTTTAGTAGGAGCCTTTATTATGTTTTTAGTTTTTAAATCAAAGATTAAGGTAATTAAAGATGTTAAGCCTAATAGAGCAGATCCTACATCTATTGCTATGCAGCTTAGTAATGAATTAGCACCCTATCTTAAAGAGAAAGATGGCTTTTATACTTTAAAAATATTTAAAAACTAGTGAAAATGGATATTAAATCCTTATCTATAGAAGAACTCATGTCTCTTAATGAAGATTGTAAAAATGAAATTATTCAAAGGATAGGTAAGGTTTTAGAAAAATTCTGTAAAAATGTTATTCATTTTAAAATAGATGAAGAACATTTTAATCCAGAAGAATTTAATGAAATTAGTTGTAGTAAAATTGAAGATAAATATAATGTACAATTAATTGATAATCTTTTTAGAATCTGGGATGCTGAAAGTTTTTCAATAAAAGATTTGAAAAAGATTTATGAAAAAATTGTAGAAAGAATTAAAAATGGAAACATTTCTTAAAATAGTTTTGTACTTATTTATATTTGCTTTTGTTTTTGCTTTATTTGGTTGGCTGACAATGTTACTTTGGAATTGGTTAATGCCCATAATTTTTGGGTTACCAACAATAACATTTATTCAGGCAATAGGATTACAAGTATTAACAGGTTTATTAATAAGAGGAATTGATGTCACGCGTAAGTAGAATAAATTGTCCTAAAGCGGATTGAATTAGAGTAGTAAATGCTGCACGAAGAACAGTTGGAAAGGCTCCAATAAATCATGAACCTTCTAATTCTTTTAAAAGAAAAATATTACTTGCTGAACACTCTCCTATAAGACTATTGGAATATGATTTTACTTGGGAAGATATAAAGCAATGAATCGTGGGTCATTTTGTTAGACATCACGAAGGTTGTGAAAAATTTGTACATTCTCAAAGAGAAGATAGAAGAGAACTGTCTGTACCCAGGGATGAACTTCCTCAGGGGAGTTTAAATGATATGGATATGACTTGTAATGCTCAAGCATTTATTAATATTTCCAGAAAAAGACTTTGTTCTTGTGCTCATAGAGAAACTCGAGATGCTTGGAAACAAGTATTAGAGTATTTAAAGACAATAGACCCTATTCTTGTAGAAAAATGTGTTCCAGAATGTGTATATAGAGGATTTTGCCCAGAAGTAGATAGATGTTGTGGATATGTAAATACAGAAGCATATCAGAAGCAAAGAAAAGAATATTTAAGAACAGATAATGAGAGTTGTAGCAATTAGTGATTTACATGGATACTTGCCTAAAATAAATACAATTCCAGAATGTGATGTTGTATGTATCTGTGGAGATATTGTTCCACTAGAATACCAAGATTCTTTTGTTAAAAGTCTTTCTTGGTTTTGTCTAGAATTTATTCCATGGAGTGATGTACTTAAATGTAAAAAGATTTTATTCATTGGAGGCAATCATGATCGATTTCTCGAAATACTATCTAAAAAAGACAATGATTTAAGAAAAGCCTCTCATGTTTTAAAAGATCTTTTGCCTGGTACTAATAAATCCAAACATAAATTAGTCTATTTAATGGATAATAGTATTGAAATAGATAATAGATTATTTTATGGAACTCCTTGGATAACTGATTTAAAAGATTGGGCTTTTTATGGAGATAACAAATTCTTAACAGAACAATGGGATCACATTCCTAAACGGGTAGATGTATTATTAACACACCAGCCTACTAAATTTGCAGACGAAGGAACTGTTCTAGAAGGTAATATTCCTGGATTGTATAACTATGGTAGTAAAATACTAACAGACAAACTTAAAGAAAGGAATATTAAATATACTTTTTGTGGCCATGTGCATAGTGGAGATCATAATGAATTTGAATATAAAGAGGGATGTAAAGTGGTAAATGTGTCTATTAAAGATGAAAATTACCAGCCTAAATATTTAAATTTTAAAGTTTATGAGATATAAATTAAAATTTTATTCATAATGAAAATTTTATCATTTAATATTAGAGAAATTTATAGAGATTTAGGTACTACTGAATATAACTGGAAATTCAGAATGAAAGCAATGAATAACATGTTAAAAGATATAAATCCTGATATTATTTGCTTTCAAGAAATGACCTTTCCTGCGAATTTATTTATACCTAAAGGGTATAAAAGAGTTGGTTTAAGTGTATCACATCCTATCTATATTAGAAAGGAATTTAAATATTCTAAACATAAATTTAGAATTCATGAAGAGTCTGCTTTAATCACAATAAATGAGAATTTTTCTTTTACAATAATAAATATACACAGTCATTGGAATAAGAAAACTTTAAATAATACTATAAAGTATATCAAGTCTTTTGAGAATACTCCATATATTGCTTGTGGTGATTTTAATAATACTGCTTCTGAAATTAATGACTACAGTTTATCATATGAAAACAATATAAGAGTAGTAGGTAATTATCCAGAAAAAGATACTTTTATTAATTTTACTAAACCAGAGGAATCTCATGGAGAAATAGATCATTTCTATTCTAATTTTGTATTAGACACATCATTTTCTTATAAAATAATCGAAGATACTTATAGTTCACTTACTAGAATAAGTGATCATTATCCAATCTTATTAGAATTTTAATATGAGCAAAAAAGTAAATCTTTGTGATCTAGAAGATTATGAAGAACAGGAAACTTTTGAAAAGATTTCACGAAAGAAGCCAAAAGCTGAAGTTTCTAAAAAACATATAAAGACTAAAAAACAAAAGGAAATTCATTGAGATGACGAATTTTTTGATTCTGAATAATGAAATTGCTATAACTGATCGTTATGGCACTTTTATTATAAGTTCTCATGCTTTAAATAAAGGACTTTCATTTAAAGATGCAAATAAATTGGCAAATGAAAGTGGTTATAAATGTCCAAGTAGAATAGAATGTATTAGAATATGAGATGCAATTTCTGAAGGTCTTAATAAGGAATTGATAAAAATAGGAGGAGATCCTATTGAAAAATTTATATGAACTTCAGATAAATGAAAGGATCCTGAAAATAAAGTAGATAATATCGCCTGATTCTTTTCTGCAAAAGATGGTTCTTTATATTGTGATTGTGAAAATGATACAACTCCTGCTTGTAGACCTATAAAAATTTAAGATGATAAATTATAGTTTAAATGAAGTAAGCATACTTCCAAGCGACCATCCTTCAAGATTTAATTCTAGAAGTGAAGTATGTCCTTATGATGAAAATAATAAGCTACCTATATTTGTAGCACCAATGACTTCTGTATTAGATGCTTCTAATTTTGAAATATTTAATGAATCTAAAGTAATTCCTATCCTTCCTAGAAATATTAAGTCTGTTTCTAAAAATTGGAGAGCAGTATCTTTGAAAGAATTTAAATCCCTATTAAAGACAGACTTAAATGGATATAAAATTCTGATTGATGTTGCTAATGGTCATATGCAACAAGTTTTAGATTTGGCAAAAGAAGCAAAATCTAAATTCCCAAAGCTAAAGCTAATGGCCGGTAATATAGCACATCCAAATATGCTTAAGTATTATGAAGAAGCAGGAATAGACTATGTTAGGATAGGTATTGGAGGAGGATCTGCTTGTTTAACTTCTGTATTAGTTTCAGTACATGCTAGTTTACCTTATTTAATTTCATCAATGTATGAAATCAAGAAAAGAAATAATTATAAAATTAAGATTGTTGCTGATGGTGGTATTAATTCTATAGATAAAGCTATTAAATGCCTTGCTTTGGGAGCTGATTATGTTATGATGGGAAAGGTTTTTGCCCAGACAAAAGAAGCCTGTGGTAAAGCAGTTAATGGTTATAGAGAATATTATGGCATGGCTTCTAATAAAGGACAAGAAAAAATTTCTGGAGGAATTAAAAAGCATGCAGAAGGCCTTGAAACACAAGTTCCTATTCTATATTCATTAGATGAATGGTGTAATGAATTTGAAGCATCTTTAAGAAGTGCTATGACTTATACAGATTCTTTATTTTTAAATGAATTTAGAAATTGTGAAACAATACAACAGTCTATTGACGAATTTAATAGTTATTATAAGAAATGCGGATTTTAAATAAAATAAAGAAAACTGTTTCTTCCTGTATTTTATGCATTAGATTTCCTTTTTTATATCCTAGAAATAGGTTTACTGACAAACACTATAATAATTGGAAAATAATTGAATTTCACAGAAAGCATTTTAACGACGCATTCAAAGCAATACCTTTGGAAGAAATTGACGAAAAGGCAAAGGCTGAAATCAACAATAGGAAAAGACAAAGGTATCATTTATTAGAACTATTTGAAATTAAAGAAGGGAAGAAATTTCTTGCTTATAAGATAATGTTCTTAGATTGGCTAAATGAGAAGCCACTTCAATTACTTCATATAATTCCAACGTGTACCGAATTAGATATGATGCCTACAGGATGGAGGAAGGCTTTTGGAATTCAAATGTGTAAAGAAGTTAAAGCTCAGTTACTTAAAGATGGTGGAAGAAAACTATTAAGGAAATATAGAATTACTCAAATAAAAGAGAAATATGGAACCTTAAGATGGTATTGTAATTGGGGATCTAATTCTTTATACCATATTTTAAATAAATATGAAGATCTTTCTGCAAAAATATGTATAAAATGTGGAAAGCCAGCAGAAGTTATTTCTATGGGTTGGATATCTCCTTATTGTAAGAATTGTATAGGTAATACAGATTCAATAAGTATAGAAGAATATTATAATTCATCAAATTATGAAGATTTGGAAACATCTAAAGAGAATATTGATTCATAAGTATTGGGTATTTTATTATTCTTGTAAATTTGGTATACCTTGGCAAGGTATAAAACATGATTTAAGTAAATTTTCATTAATAGAATTTAAAGAAAGTATTAAATTTTATAATGAAAAAGAGAGTCCTATAAATGAAGCTAAAAGAGTTCAAGGGTATTCTTTGGCTTGGCAACATCATAAAGGAAGAAATCCTCACCATTATGAATATTGGGTTGATAATGTAGATAAAGGAGGAACTGCTATAAAAATGCCATTTAAATATGTAATAGAACTTATTTGCGACTATTTGGCAGCAGGTAAAACTTATAATGGAAAAAATTTTTCATTTAAAGATGAACTTAACTGGTGGAAAAATAGGCAGAGAAATATATTAATGCATGAGGATACTAAATATTTTATAACATATGTTCTAGAACTTTTATGTTCGGCATCAAAATTGAATATAAAAGAACTAGAGAGAATCTATTATCATTTGGATAAAATCCGAGGATAATAGATTTTATGCGCATTTCATTCAATTGGTAGGATAGTGCTCTTCAAAAGCACCGATTTGGGTTCGAGTCCTAAAATGCGCGCAACTAATATATTGATAATGACAGAATTAGGAAATAAAATCTTAAAATTAAGAGAAAAAGGGTTGTCTTATAAGCAAATAAGAAGTAAATTAAAATGTAGTATATCAACTGTGTATTACTATTGTAATACAGAAGGTAAACTTAAAACTTATAATAGAACCCATAAAAACTTGTGAAAGTTTAAATTAATTAAACATTTAAACGAGTTTAAAAGAAGAAGAAAAAATAATAGAAATTGAAATAAATGTTCTGATTGAAATAAAAAATTTAGAACAGCTGTAAGTGATTTCAGATCTCGCAAAATGAATAAAACAAATTTTACTTATAAGGAAGCTTTAGAACATATAGGAGGGACAAAAACTAAATGTTATCTTACAGGTAGAGATATAGATCTACTTAAAGATGATTATTGTTTAGATCACATTATACCTGTATGTAAAGGAGGTAGTAATGATTTAGATAATTTAGGAATTACCTGTCCAGAAGCAAATTATTCTAAAGCAGCTTTAACTTTGGATGAATATTTAAATCTATGCAAAGAAGTATTAACACATTTTGGTTATAAAGTTATTAAAGATGGACTTTAAATTACAGTTAGAATACTTTGAAAGTATTTTAGGAAAATTAGTCGGATACGAAAATGCTTCTGATGAAGAAAAATGTATAATATTATTGCGCCAATCTGGCCTAAGTTATGGTGATATTCAAGTAAAACTAGGAAATCCCTCAAAAAAGAAAATAAGACAAGTACTTTTAAAGTGGAATCCGAGTTTAATTGATATTGATGCAAATAAAAATAAACTTATAAAAAGAAAAAATTTATCTGCAGAAGAAGGAGAGCTACGATATCTTTGCATAAAAAATAATCGTTGGATATGGGAACTAGATTATGATACCTATGAATTTTATATACAAGATGGATATCTATGGTATAAAGATTTTTCAAAAATTCCTTTAAAATTTTCTTGCTTGGATATTGCAAGCCAAAATCAAATTCTCAATGAAATTAAATCCCAATTATGAAGATTACAAAAGAAAATCTACAAAAATGTTTTAGTGGAGGGGCTATAGAGCCTCTCTATCTTTATATAGAATTATTTGGTATTGCTCCAAATGAATTCTATTATTCTTTTTCAAATGAAAAGGATATTAATCTGGATAATGTATCCAATGAAGATATTTATTCTAAGTTTCCTAAAGCTACTATTATAAGACGGGGATACATATCGGAAAGTACAACATCTGCAATGGATGAAGATATAAATTATCACGATTATAATTATGGTAGAAATAGTAATTTATTAATAGTTGATAGTAATTTAATATATACTATTGATCCCTATGGAATACGAATATATTATTCTACACAGGAATGGAAAGAATTACTAGAATCAATAATAGAAGTAATAAATCCTTCTAGAATTAAACTAAATGCAGCACAAATATCTCTTATAGGCTATGGAAATGGGGATTTTTATACTATAGATTCTAAAATTGAACCTTTTAGTATAGATATTGATACTAATTATAATGATGACTTTAAACCTATTTATGAAAAGACTGTAAAGTTTTTGGAGCAAAGAAAAAGTGGTTTAGTGTTATTTAATGGAACTTTTGGAACAGGTAAGACGAGTTTTATTAAGCATCTAATAACAAATTATCCTGCCAAGTATTTATTTATTACTGGAAATATGGCGGATCAAATAGGGTCTCCTGAATTTCTATCATTCTTAATGGATAATAAGAATAGTATATTCATACTTGAAGACTGTGAACAAATAATTAAAAAGAGAGATTTTAATCAATTTAATGGTGCAATTTCTCATATTCTGAATATGTCTGATGGTATTTTATCAGATGTATTTAATTATAAGTTTATATGCACATTTAATGATAATATTGAAAATGTGGATCAAGCTCTTTTGCGAAATGGAAGATGTTATGCTCAATATGAGTTTAAACCACTTTGCAAAGAAAAGAGTATTAAACTATTAAAGTCTTTAGGACATAAAAATACTAATATTAGTGGTCCCATGACTCTTGCAGATATTTATAATTATACTCCTGAAGAAAATAAATCTAAAACAAAGAAAATTGGATTCTAATGATTAGAGACATTAAATTTAATAAAGATGCCCAAGAGGCAATTCTAAAAGGAATTAACACTACAGTAGATGCAGTAAAGGTTACTTTAGGCCCTAAAGGTAATTATGTTATTATAAGTGATGTAAAAGGAAATCCTAAAGTTACTAAAGATGGAGTAACTGTAGTTAAGTCTATAGAACTTCCAGATCCTTATGAAAATATTGGAGCATCATTAATTAAAGAAGCTGCAGATAAAACTTTAAGTACTGTAGGAGATGCAACAACAACATCAAGTATTTTAACACAGGCTTTAATTAAAAATGGTTTAAAACGAATAGAGCAGGGAGTAAATTCTGTTAAATTAGTTAAGGGTATTACTCTAGGAATAGATGCTTGTTTAAACTATGTAAAAAGCCAAACAAAAGATATTAAAGATTCTGAAATTACTTCTATTGCAACCATTTCTGCAAATAATGATACTGAAATAGGCAATCTTATTGGAGAGGCTTTTGAAAAGATAGGTAGAGAAGGAGTTATCACGATTGAAGATTCCCAAAATCTAGAAACTTCAGTAAAAGTTATAAATGGATTACATTTTGATAGGGGATATATATCTCCTCATTTTGTAACAGATTATGGTAAAGATGTTTGTATTCTTGAGAATCCAAGAATACTAATAACTGATCATAAGATATTAAGATTAAAGGATTTAAAAGATTTACTTAATTATATTGTAGGTGAAAATAGGCCTATCTTGTTTATAGCTGAAGATTATGATGATGAAGTACTAGAATCTCTTAAGTATAATAAACTTCAAGGTACTTTAAAAGTATGTGCAATTAAAGCACCATCTTTTGGTAAGTATCGTGAAGAGCTTCTTGAGGATATAGCTATTGCTACAGAGGGTACTAATATTTCTTATGAAAGTGGTATGGAACTTTCAGATGTTTTATTGGAGCATCTTGGTTTGTGTAGTAAAGTTATTATAGACAAGAATTCTACTACTATTATAGGAACGAATGGCGATGTTACAGAAAGAATTAAACTTCTTAAAACACAATTGCAGCAAGTAAAAGATGCACCAGAAATGGATGGCAGTTTTATGATAGATTTTCTTAATAAGAGAATTGCTATGCTTACTGGCGGAATTGCTAGTATTTATGTTGGCGGAAGGACTGAATTGGAGCTTCAAGAAAGAAAGGATCGAATTGATGATGCAGTTTGTGCTACTCGCGCAGCTATTGAAGAAGGCATAGTTCCAGGAGGTGGTATTGTGCTTTTAAATGCCTCTAAAACCTTAGATCTTACAATAAATGATCCAGATATCCAAGCAGGAATTGATGCCGTTAAAGAGGCTCTAATTGCTCCTATAAACGTCTTATTAGAGAATGCAGGAAAAGGTTCTGATATCTTAGATAAAATTACTGAATCCGTAGGATATGATTTAAATAAAGAAGAATATGTTGATATGTTTAAAGCAGGCATTATTGATCCTGCCAAGGCCCTAACTTTTACATTAAAAAACAGCTCTTCGGTAGCATGTCTATTTCTAGCAACCAGATGTGCTATAGTTCCAAAATTTGCTAGTACTAATGATAATTTATTGATTTAATGAAAACAGAAAGATTTTTCTATTCAAAGCCTGTAAATAGAACTTATTTTACAGGATACACAGACCCTTATATGGGTAATCTAAAGGAGGCAAATGCAGTTGTGCGAGCTACAAAAACAATTCAATTGCCTCGTATTTGTATTTGTGGAATCTTTGATAAAGATACTAATAGGATTAGTTTTGGTATTTCTAGATGTTCACATAAGGATCAGTTTGTAAAAAAGATTGCAAAAGATCTTGCAAGACAAAGGGCTATAGAAAATCCTTATGCAGTAATAGAAGTAGGAGATAATAAAATATATGATGTATTTATTTCTTATTCTAGAAAATTTGAGTCTGAAATACTTCAAACACACCCAATAAATATTAATAAAAGTAAATGAATTTATTCATAGCATATTGTGATGGATCCTACCAGTCTTCCATTAATAGTGGAGGCTGGGGATCCGTTATTTTACAGAATAATGAGATTATTAAAATATTATATCAAGGATATAAAAATACTACAAATAATAGGCAGGAATTATATGCAGTATTAGGTACTCTAGAATATTTTAAAGAGCCTGTAAAAATAAAGATTTATTCTGATTCACAATATGTTGTAAATTCTATTAATAATAGACACGTCTATAAATGGTTTGAAGAACAAGATTATTCTAAAAAGAATCTTGATTTATGATTTAAAATTATTGAATTATTAGAATTTCATGATGTTACTTTTGAGTGAGTAAAAGGTCATGAAAATAATGAATTCAATGAACTTGCTGATAAATATGCAGTACATGCTGCACAATGTTTAAATATTAAAGAAGATGAGATTAATACAATTAAAATTCATCCGAATAGGGAATCATTGGTATATTAATTTACCTCACGACAATCCTAATTATCTTAAAATGGATAAGAAGGCAGAAAGATTTTTTAGTAGATTAAATCCTGATGGCCATATTGTAGATAGTATATATCTCCTTGAACAAAGTGAGTCTATAATAACAGAGGGTTTATTGGAATTTAAAGATGCAGATTTAAATAGGATTTTTTTATCTAATAAAGAATTTCCTATGGAAATATTTGTGAACAATCATTCCTTTGTTATTTCTAGTAAGTTATACTCTATTATTGAAAATAGATATAAATTAGATTTACATCTTAATATTTATAGATTAATTACTGATAAAACCAGAGTTTATTAATGAAATTTAGAACAGAAAAGAAAGTGGAAGCTCCAGTAGAGGAGACTCCAGTTGTAGAAAAGACCTGCTCAAGCAAAGAAATGCTTTTTAAAACAGTAAAACAGAATTTAGAATTAGCAAGTGAGCTTCTTTGTTTTTGCAATAACTGTTTGGATAAACTATGTAATTGTGATGCGAGAGACTGTGAGAGCGAAGTTAGTAGCGAGGACTAATGAATTATATTCAACTTTAGTCTTTCAAAATTTAGATGCAAAACAAAATAGTATTTATCGTTATATAACAGTAACTAAGTGTCCCAATTGACAATATTATGATGATATTAATATTGGGGATATTGGATTTTTAGAATATGAGCCAGTGGAAGCTGGTCAGAATTTTTTAAGAAAATCTGATAATAAGGTTGAACAATATAAATATACAGCCTTTTATTTTATCAACTTTATAAAAGAAAATTTAAAAACAGAAAAAGAAAAATATACTTTTTAGATATGACTAAGATTACAGATTTAGGTAAATTGCAGAATGCAATAGATGCAAAGAAAGAAGATATTTCTACATATACTTGGAAGAAGTGAAATGGCGAAGAAGTAAAAATGGTTGATATGACTGAATCCGAGATTCAGAGAGCATATGATCACACTTGTGATATGCTTTATAATAAGGACCGTTTTACTTCTGGTAAATATCAAGTAAAAAAGAATATTAAAGACTTGATTGCACAGTGTAATGCAGAATTATTTTTGCGCTATCTTCAGTATGATTTAAATATTCCAGCATTAAAAACTAATATTCAAGTATTGGATTATATTAGAGAAAATAAAAAGCAACATGATTTAGCTAATGATTCTACTGTTGAAACTATTTTCACAAATGTGCCTAGAGAATTCTCTACAGTTACTTTAGAGAATCTTATGGATTCTTGTTTGGATAGGGGAGGTTTTAACAGAAAGATGTTCTCTAATAATTTTATTGCCGCTCAAGGAATATGATTGACTTCTGATGAAAAAGAAGATCTTAAGGAATATGATTCTGAGGGAAATCAGAGGCCTTGGCTTGATGTTGTTAGGGAAAGACTTTTATTGTCTCCTAATATCCCTCTTAAAACTAAGCCAACAGGATTTAGTTTTAATGAATTTAGAGCCATTGTATTTTTGGATTCTTTCGTAAAACTCTCTAAACTTCCTACAAATACTCTAAGACTCCTAAGAGATAAAGTATTTGTTCTTCTTGATGTCGATACAGATTATCATATTGATAAGTGGGAAACTCTAAAAAGTAATATTGAAAAAGTTGCTAGAAGTAAAGGCATGATTCTAGAACACAAAGAATATTAATGATTTATTTAGTTACAAATAGTCACGAATTATTTAAAAATGATATTTATGAAACTATTACTCCGAAGAAATCATTAGAAATAATGAAGTCTTGGAAATGGTTTCAATTTGATACCGAAACTACTGGATTGGACTGTCATATAGATACACTTCTTTGTATGCAATTTGGTGATCCTGAAGGTACTACTCAGATGGTTGTAGATACCTCTACAGTAGATCCTACTTTATATAAAGACTATATTGAATCAAGATATATGATTGGACATAATCTGAATTTTGATATAAAGTTTTTATATAATTATAATATTATTCCTAGAAAGATTTATGATACTATGATAGTAGAAAAATTATTATATATGGGATATCCTAATTTTATGATTGGAGCAACCCAAGATATTATTAATACTTATTCTAATATCATAGATAATTGTTCTAATTGGAATAATATGAATTCCAAACAAAAGAAAGAATATCTTGCTGCAGTTAATCCAGAAGTTTCAGAGTTTGTTTCTGAGCATTCTGGTGCAAGTCTAAAAGCAGTATGTTATAGATATTTAGGAATTAATCTTTCTAAAGAGGTTAGAGGTCAAATTATCTGGAGGGGCCTTGATTCAGAAGTTATTGTTTATGCTGCTACAGATGTTAAATATCTAGGACAAATTGTTGATAAACAAAGAGCAATTCTTAAGAAGAAAAATTCTATTAAAGCTGCTTTATTGGAGAATAATTTTATACCTATAAATGCTTATTATGAATGGTGTGGAGTTCATATAGATGAAGGTAAGTGGAAATCTAAAATGTCTAAAGATAAGAAAAAGAGGGATGAGGCCTTAAATAAATTAAATCAATTTGTAATTGATTTTGGTGATCCCAATTTTTATTATATTAATACTCAAGGAGATCTATTTACTGGCTTTGATCTTACACCACACTGCACTATTAATTGGAAGAGTTCTAAACAAGTAATTCCTTTTTTAGTAAAATTAGGTTTCAATTGTAAGGGTTTGGATAAGAAGACTAAAGAAGAAAAAGATAGTATAGATGCTTCTGTATTAGCACCTCAAAGGGATATAAATCCAGAATTTTATGATATCTTTTTATCTTTTACGGAAGCGCAGAAAGTATGTTCTACTTATGGACAAAATTATTTAAATGCTGTAAATCCAAAAACAAATAGAATTCATACAGAGTTTAGACCATTATCCACAGATACCGGAAGACTTTCTTGTGGTTCTCAAAATACTAATGAATCCTTAGCTAAATTAAAAGGATTACCTTTATCTACTTCATCATCCGAATTAAAATGCTGTTATCCACAATTACAAAATCTGCCTGCTGATGCTGAAACAAGAGCTTGTTTTACAGCAGAAAAAGGAAATGTTTGGATTTCCGCTGACTATCAAGGAGAAGAATCAGTTTTAATGGCTGATATTAGTCAAGATGAGGCTATGTTAAATGTCTTTAGAAATGGAGAAGATATGCATAGTACTGTAGCAAAAATGATTTTTCCTGATATTATTCCAGCAGATACTCCTGTAAAAGATATTAAAAAGCTTTTTAAGGACGAGAGACAGATTGCTAAAGGTCCAGAATTTTGTTTTGCTTATGGAGGAAATGATCGTACTTTAGTTAGTCAGTATGGAATGGAAGCCAAGAAGGCTAAGTCTATATATGTTAATTATATGAAGGGTTTTCCAGGAATAGCAGAATTCCAGGATAGACAAAAAGCTTTTGTAGTAAAAAATGGATATATAATAATTTCTAAGGTTACTGGACACAAAGCTTATTGGTGGGATTGGGAAGTCTGGAAAAAGAAAGAAGAATCATTTACTCCGGAATTTTGGCAAGATTACCGAGAGAATCATAAAGGTATTAAAGGAGATCCGGTAGTAGAAAAGATATCAGCCCATGCTAGAGTAAAAAGTAAATATGAGAAGAATGCATGTAATAGTCCTCTCCAAGGGGCAGGTTCATGCATCTTCAAGGCATTCAATAAGTTACTCTTTGATTGGGTAGTAGATAATGGCTACTTTGGTAAGATAAAATTCTGTATTCCAGTACATGATGAAATTAATGTAGAATGTCCAGAAAATCTAAAAGATATCGTAGCAAATAAAGTAGTAGAAACTATGCGAGAAGGAGCAAAGCCTTTCTGTAAAAGTCTTACTTTAAATGCAGATGTAAGTATTAGTGACCATTGGATTCATTAATGACTAGAACTGAACGCCAAAAAGAGTGTATTAAGAATTGAATAAATGCTAATTGTAAAGCAACTATAGTTGCTGCTACTGGATTTGGCAAAACATATACCGGATTAATGGCAGCAAAATTATTACGAAATAAACATCCAGACACTTCTATATTAATAGTTGTTCCAACAAAGGTTCTTAAAAATCAATGAGAAGAACAACTAGAAAAATTAGAATTGTATAATTGTAGGGTTGAAATCATAAATACTGTAGTTGTAAATACTTATGTTGTTGATTTACTGATAGTAGACGAAGTCCATATTTGCGGTTCTGATACCTTTCGTAGGGTATTTGATTCAGTAGATTATAATTTTATATTATGTCTTACAGGAACTTTAGAGCGCTTAGACGGGAAAGAAATAATTATTAAAAGATATGCACCTGTATGTGATATTATCACTATGCAAGAGGCTCTTGATAATCATTGAGTATCACCAGTAAAGCAATATGTAGTATTATTAGATGTTGATCTAACTGAATATAAAGAACTTGATAGAAAATTTAATGCACGGTTTGCAATATTTAATTGGGATTATAATTTAGCTATGAAATGTCTAACAGACTGAAAACGTCGAAATTCGTATGCTAAAGAAATAAATTCTACACCAAAAGAAATATTAGCAGCAAGTGCAGATTGAATGCGTTCATTACAAAAAAGAAAGGTATTTATAGCATCACATCCTAAAAAAATTGAAATATGCAAGAAAATTTTACAAAAGCGGAGTGACAAAAAAGTTATTACTTTTTCAAGTACTATTGCAGACGCTAAAAAACTAGGATGTGATTATATTTTGCACTCTAAACAGAAAGAAAAAGAGAATGAAGAAATTCTTAAAAAATTTAATGAGGCTTCTTCGGGGTCTATTGCTAGTTCAAAAGCATTAAATACCGGAGTAGATGTTAAAGGACTTTCTGTTGGTATTATAATGGATGTAAATAGTTCTAAAATAAAAGCAGGACAACAACTTGGTAGAGTTTGTAGATTTGAACCTGGAAAAGTTGCAGAAGTATTTACTTTAATTATTAAGAATACTCAAGAACAAAAATGATTCACTAACAGTAATTCATCAGAAGTGATGTTCATTACTGAAAAACAATTAGATGATATATTAGATGGAAAGGAAATTAGTGTTCGCAAAAAAGAATTTACTAAAGACCTTAAATACCGTTTTTAATATATAACAATTGGAAATTAATACTATTTTAAACCTCATGTCTACTTATAATTTGACAGCAGATGAGTTATTATTAATTTATGTAACTTTTCTTGCTAGAGATGAAGAAGGTGCTCATGAGGAATACTTTCATAAATGATTTACAAATGGTGGGGCTCAAAAACTCCGAACCCTATTTAACTCTTTAAAAGAAAAGGGATTTATACATAAATCATATGAAACTAATGAATATATTCCTAATGAAATAGAATTTAATAAAATTTTTATTAAAAGTTGATTAAAGAATTCATTAGAAATGGGCCAAGAGTTATTTGATGCCTATCCTCCATTTGTAAATATTAAAGGTAATTATATGACATTAAAAGATGTATCAAAAAGATTTTCAAGTCTAGATGACTTCTTTTTCTTTTATGGCACGCAAATTGGACATAATCCAGAAAAACATAAAGAAGTTATGGATATTCTAAATTGGGCCAAAGAAAATAATTATATTAATTTTGGTATACTTAATTTTACCATAAGTAGACAATGAGAAAATCTTAAGCAATTAAGGGATAATCCTGAAATTGCTCCTATTGGAACATCTTATGATGTTTATAGTATATAATGAATATTGTAGAGGAGTTATATAAAGAAATTTCCAAGGGTAAGGAAGGAGGTAATATAGGATACAAAACTGGACTTCCTAAATTAGATTGATATACTGGAGGATTCCAGAAAAGTACATATAGACTTATATTTGGAAAAAGTGGTTCAGGAAAGACCAGTTTTAGCACATATACTTTATATAGAAATTTAAAAGATTATCCAGAAGCTAATATAGTCCATCTTTATTTTAGTATGGAAATGAGGGGAACTGTTTTATTAGCAAAACTTTTAAATTTATATATGTGGGAAACTTATGGTTTAGATATATCTTTTATGGATATTTTCTCGATTAGGGAGACGATATCAGATGAGGTATATTCTAAAGTATTAGAAGCTAGAAAATGGTTAGAATCAGTATCTAAAAAGATTATTATCTATGATAATAAAATGAATGCAGATACTATTTATGCTAAAATGATGACTTTCCTGGAGCTTCATGGTAAATTTATAGAATCTGAAGACGGTTTTAGACAAGTATATGTTTATAATGATCCTACACTTATGATTAATGTAATTATTGATCATGGAGGATTACTTCAACCAACTAAAGGTAGAACTAAAAAAGAAGAAATAGATACTGCTTCTGCTTATTTAGTTAGATTTAGAGAAGTATGTGGAATCTCTATTGATTTCCTATTACAAGAAAATAGAACAGCAGGTACTGCAGATAGGTTAAAAATGGATATGAGTGAACCTACTCTAGATGACGTCAAGGAAACTGGTAACCCTGCGAATGACTGTAACTTATGTATAGCTGTTTATAATCCCTTAGACTATAAATTAAAAACATATCGGGGATATCAAGTATTAGGAGATCCTAGTATGGGAAGTGCTATTCGAGGATTGTTAATTCTTAAGTCTCGATTTGGAAGTGCTCATAAAGCAATAGTATGCGGTTTTATGGGTTCTAACGGACTATTCGAAGAATTACCAAGTCCAGAAAAAATAGACTATTCAAAATATCAAACTTGGAAAGATGAAACATTAGAAGAAAAAACTGAAGATGAGCCTTTAGAAAAGGCAAAAAAAGAATTTAATTATACGTTTTAATGGCTATTACTTTACCGAAGGAAAAAATTCCTGCCCAAACACAAGATCCTAAGAACCTGATTATCTTTGGGTTGCCTAAAGTAGGAAAGACAACAATATTAAGTACTTTGGAGAATAACTTGATTTTGGATTTTGAAAATGGTTCTGATTATGTAGATGCTCTCAAAATTAAGATTAATTCTTTGAAAGAATTAAAAGAGACTATTAAGGCAATTAAAGATGCAGGATGCCCTTATAGGTTTATAACTATTGATACTATTACTGCTGTGGAAGAAATGGCTAAATCTTTAGCGATTACTTTGTATCAGCAGTCTCCATTATTCTCTGAAAAATATGCAGATGTAAAAGATCCCATAAATCTACCTAATGGTAGTGGGTATAATTTTTGGAGAGAAGGAGTTCAAATGCTTATAAATCTTATTGCCAGTGCTGCTCCTAATCTTATTATTTGTGGACATGTAAAGGATGCAGCTCTTAATGAAAATGCATCTGGCCAACTTAAGACCCTTGATTTGGTAGGTAAGACTTCTAGAATTTTATCAGCAAAATCTGATGCAATTGCTTTTGTGCATCGAGATGACGATAGCAATCTTTGTCTACAATTTGGTACCGATGGGGAAGTTCTTACAGGAGCCCGTCCAAAGCATCTTGCTAATAAGGATATTATTGTAGCAGAGCATCAAGAGGATGGTTCTTTTATACCACATTGGGAAAGGATTTATCCTTCACTAAATAATGAATAATGGAGTATAATTTTGACATAGATTTAAAAACAAAAGAGGATGTAAGCAATATATCTGATATAGATTTTAATAATGCTACTATTCTTCTTGAAAATAATAGAATTCTTTTTTCTTCTGAAGCTTTAAAAGCTTTAAATGCTTCTCCAGGAGATAGACTTTCTATTAATTATTATACTGTTGAT